CCAACGGGAGAAGTACCTAATGAAGAAAACCCAGAAGGAAGTGGCGATAAAGGAACATTATTCAGATTAGCATTTCCAGAAGATAATGGTGATAAGGAAACAAAAATAAATGATATTCAAGTTGCGTTTAATAATACGAGAGATGAGAATATCATAGAGAAAAGAAAAGAATTAGTAGAGAAGGGTAAGATACCAATTGTAATTGCAGGAGAGAGTCATGTTGAATTAGTTGATAAAATGATGCAAGACGGTTCAAAACGTAAAACCGAAACTCAATCGGTTGAGCCTGAAAAAATTGCAGATGAAATGCCGGAAGCTGATAAAGAAACATTCAGCAAAGACGGTAAAGCATTAGATGGAATTTCCCCAAACGATTTAAATCAATTCAATACTGATATAAGTAAGATTAGTAAAATGTTAGATGATGCAAAGGCTAAAGGAGAACCTGTACCAAACATCAACTTATGTGATATTACTATTCCTGGAACTAACTTATATTGTGATGATAATAAAGGGATACCTAGAGAAGAAATGCCTCAATTCAAAGGAAAAGCGGTAGATGGTAGTAGAGCAGCTGGAATGGAAACTGATAAGGATGGTGAGGTAGATACCGAACCTGTATTTAGAGAGATGTTGAAAGAGAAGAACATCAAAGTATTACAAACTGAAGTACCTGCTGATAAATTAAAAGCAACTCAAAAAGATTTAGTTGGTGAAAAGGTAATTGGTATGATGGGGGCATTAGAAAAAGACCCTAATCATCCAAAGATTACTGCACCGATATATGTGAGTAGAGATGGATATGTAATCGATGGACACCATAGATGGGCTGCAATCGTAGCTCACAATGCTAAAAATCCTAACAATCCGATACCAATGAAATCAACGGTAATCGATATGGATATTAAAGATGCGATTCCAATGGCGAATAAGTTTGCTGAAGATATGGGAATCGCAGCTAAAAAAGCGGATGCTAAAGATGGTGAATTACCTGCACCAAAAGAACCAAATAAAAAAGAAGGTGGAGCAATATATCCAGTAGGTGGAAATTATTATTCAGATACTCCTGATGGACCAGCACAATATGTAAAAACAGAAAGTGTAGTTAGAGAAATATTTGAAAATCAAAACGAAAAGTTTATAAGTTTATTATTTGAAGAGAGTGTAGAAAAAGAATTACCAAATGGTAAATCAGTTAGAGTAACACCAATTGATGTAAAAGACCAACCAGAAGCAACTGCAAAAGCTGATGAATTAGATTCTAATAAAGATGATGATACTGAAGTAAAAAGTTTAGATACAATGCTAGGTGGAATTGAAGATACTACTGGTAATAAAACAACCAAAGAAAACGTTCAAAAGGGCTCCGCCGCTATTGTTAAAATATTTGATGTTTTGGCAAACAATCCAAAAAATCCACACGCTGAATCTCATAAAAAAGTAGGAGAGTTACTTCAAAAAATGTTCAACGGCGAAAAATTAACACAGGAAGAAAAAGATTTTTTATATCAATTTATTAGAATTGCAGAGCCAACTGCAAAAAAACCAAATGGTGCAAAATTTTATCTTGCAAAAGAGCCTAATAATTTTAAAGGTAGTGGTAAAAATAAAAGAGAGAAAGTTTCATTGGGCGGGGAAAAGGGAGGAAATAGTCCAGTTTATGGGGCATTTAGAGAATTTATGGAAAATGCAGGATTATCTCAAATGTCAACATCAACATTCGGTACAAAGTTAACAACTGCAAATCAAACATTTGTCGATGAAGAGGGTAAGACAAAATTACTAAAAGGAAAAGATGGTAAGCCAATGGCATCTATTGAAAAAGATGAGAATGGTAATGTAACATCTGTGGTTATAGGTGAAACAAAGATTGTAAGATTGGATGAAAATGAACCAAACATAACAGAAGATGAAAAGAAATTAAGAGAAAGAAACAATCGAAATATGGATGAATACTCTAAAGCGATTGCAAATAATGATTTAAAATTTATTGATATGGATGAAGGTGTTTCACCTGATACTCCCGAAAATAGAGTTATTGTTATTAAGGGTGCATTGAATGGAATAGCTAATAGATTAAAAGAATTGGCTAAAAAAGCTGGAGCAGATGATGAAAGAATTACCAAAATTATCGAAGAAATGCAATCTTTTGCCGAAAGAGACCCAAATGAAAATCCACAGCAATGGTTTAAAGATTTAAACGCATTGATGTCTTCTATTGCAAATGATGAAGGTGACCCATCTTTAAAAGAATGTTGGGCAAATTATGCGGAAGTATATTCAGCTATAGTAGAAATGCATGATGGGGGTAATGGTACTGAAAATGGAGCTTGTGCTTTATTACCGGAAAGTACAACATTGGAAACGGTGGATGTAATTACTATTAATACCAATGGTGTAGGAGAAAGAAAAATTGTAACATTAGATGGTAAGAGTGTTAAAAAAGGTGTAGGTGGGGCAAGTGCTTTAACATCTAAAACCGAAAAATCTACTTATAAAGATGACCCTGATGGAACTAAAAAAGAAGCTATAATAGAACTATCTAAATCACATGATGATATATATCGTATGAAATTGACTGAACCTATGGATGGTCACGTTGAATTACATACAAACTATCGTAATAGTATAAAATCTAAAGCTAAGGAATTGGGGGTAAGTGATGAATTTATTGCAGGTGTTGAAGATAGTCTTAAAGAACCAAATAGCGGATGGAAATCCGTAAACGCTGCAATGGAGGTAATAAAGGCTCAGAGAGAGAAGCAAGGTCAAGAATTTGATGATGAAACTATGGAAAAAATCCGTATGAGATTGGAAAGTTATTATATGTACGGTCATATATCACATGAAGCATATAATCATAACGTAGATGTTCAGGATTTTACCAATGATAGCATTCTTTCTCAATCGGGTGATAGAGGTGGAGCTGAATTAGTTAGGAATAAAGATATTAAAATAGATTCATCTGATGGAATTAATATCTTAGCATACCCTAGATTTGAATTTAGTATTGGAAGTTGGGGAAATGAAGGAAGAAGTGGTAATGCAGGAGCAGGTAGATTACACAACGGACCAAGAAGAGAATAAGATTAATTTGGAAATGTAAAATTTTCTTATTATCTTTACACTTATAAACCAAATGTTATGACAATCAACTATAAGAACCCAGAAGTGGTGGCTCAAATAGAGCAAGAGTATCCCGAAATGACAGCGGAATACAAAAAGATTATGATAGAAGGATATGAAACCTTCTGTGCTAAACAATCTAATTACGGACCAGGTAATATATCCGTAGGAACATCATTAATTACCGAAGAGGAGAGAAAACTATCTCAAACGGGATTGTGGTTCAGAATGAATGATAAGATTCAAAGATTAAAACAATTAGTGGTATTAGGAAAGCAGGATAATGTAGGAGAAGCAATAGATGATACCTATCAGGATTTATCTGTATATGGAATTATTGCACAATTAGTTAGTAGAGGAAAATGGGCTAAATAATGACTTATATTAACATATACATACCTAAGTTAAGTGAGTTAAAACAAAGATTAGAAGAGAATCCTAACCTAATTGAATACTATATTAAATATGAGGGATGGACCGGTGATTCCGATTCAATTAATTTTTTAGAGGAAATGGTAGAAGAATTTTTTAAAAATAAAAATAAATAAAATGAAAATTTGGTTGTGGAGAGCATTAGGATTGGTATTCGTAGGTTGTGCTTATATTGGAGCAATAGTTCCAGGTGTACCTATGACAACATTTGTAATTTTAGCAGCATGGGCGTTTGCTAAGAGTTCACCAAAGTTAAATCATTGGTTGCACACTCATCCTAAATTTTCACCTTATTTAATTCGTTGGGAAGAGAAGAGTATATATCCAACAAAGGTTAAGTGGATAATGGTCATCACTATGATTATCAGTTATACGATTTTATTATTTACATTACATAAACCTGCGGCATTAATTGGTATAGGAGGATTTATGTTGTTTTGGATAGTGTGGGCATGGAGATTTCCAGGTTCAGAAGAAGAGTGGGAAAGAAGAAAAAAAGAGGGTAAAAAAATAGGTTGGGTAAAGTAATTGTTTTCGTATATTTGTATATATTTATAGGGGAATTCCAACTCCTTCCGTTTCATGAAAAACCTAATAAGCAAACTCATCTCATTTTTTACTCCTACACCTAAAGGAGAATTTCCTGCAACCCCAAAAGGCTTTACCGCTGCAAAAAATTGGGCACAAAATCAACCACATCCATATTCAGAGAATTTAACTCTATGGGAATCTATTTACACCACAAATGATGATGGGTGGTATGTTCTTCAAAGAATCAACCGTCATAAAAAATTATACGATGCTTACAAAAAATGTAAGGATAATAAGGGTTGTAATGAACTGAATCTCAAAGAGTTAGAAGACGAAATATTTTAGTAAAAAAATATTTAAAAAAGCTTGGAATATTCGATATATTAGTGTATCTTTGTTCTAAGTTTATTACTTGTAGATATTTATATCTATAAACTTAAACTTAATTTTTAAACCATAAAACAAATAAAGCATGTCAACAAACATTGATGCAATCAGAGCCCGTCTGAACAAACTTCAGGGCACACAGAAAACGGCTGACTCACTATGGAAGCCAACAGTTGGTAAACACCAAATCCGTTTAGTACCTTACAAATTCAACAAGGATATTCCTTTTATTGAATTGTATTTTCACTACAACATCAACAACAAATCCTATTTATCACCAGCTTCATTCGGAAGACCTGACCCTATCGTAGAGTTTGCAGAAAAACTTAAGAGAATGGGTGGAAAGGATGATTACCGCGAAGCTAAGAAAATGGAGCCAAAATTGAGAACTTTTGTTCCCGTAATCGTAAGAGGTCAGGAAAGCGAAGGTGTTAAGTTTTGGGGATTCGGTAAGACAGTTTATCAAGAATTATTGGGTTACTTCGCAGACCCAGATTACGGTGATTTATCCGACCCAATTAATGGTAGAGATATAGTCGTAGATTACGCAGCAGCGGAAGGTGGAGCATCTTACCCAACTACTACTATCAGAGTTAAACCTACAACTACTAAGTTGCATGAGAATGATTCTAAGATTAGTGAGTTGATTGGTAACGAAAAAGAAATCACCACT